AGGCGGGGGCTGCAACGCACAATACGGCAGCGGTGAGCAGGTATCGGTTCATAGGCTTTCCTTTTGTGTTGCGCCATATTTGGCAATTAACGCGGCATCGCTTCTACCATCGTCCTTCTTGCGTTGGAATAGCTCCGCGCTGGCCGGGAATAGCTGCATGGCCCGCTCCCGGCTGCCGTCCTTGCCGTCCCTGACGCCCATAGCCTTCTGCCATGCCTGGGGCGTGACAAGCGTGGTTGGGATGTCATAGGCCGCCAGGACGCCTTCTATGATGCCAGCAGAGCGGCCAAAGCTGAACACGCTGCTGACGCCTTGACCGGCCATGGCATTGACCTTCTCTAGGAATGCCGCCTCGGCATGGCGTTTAATCACGATGGCCGCGACTAGCTGGGCGGAGACTTCCCGCTTTTCCTTGCAGTTCCGCATGACGGTCACGGTGGGCATATCCTCCACCGCGATGATGCCGGTCTTGGTGTCCAAGAACGCCAACGCACCTGACAGGCCGGGGTCTATGCCTAGGATAATCATTTTTCCTCCAGCGTTTTCATGGCGGCTCCCTCAAAAATCAAAATACTTGCGATGATATGTCAGCACGGCCCGTGCGTGGCGCTTCGCATACCACCATCGAATTGACCGGATCAGATCGCGCATGGGGGCTCGCCTATGTTGCTGGTTGAATTGAAAGCTGGCGCCGAATGGCGTCGCACATCAGGTCGCACTCCGGCGCGATGGGATTGGTCGTGGGCCAATCGGCAGGAATGTCGTCTATGAAAATCCGCTCATCGTTTATCCGGGTCAGGCGCGCGCCCAGGCGGCGGGCGAGGGCCGCGGTCCGCGCGAACCCCTCCGGCATCATCTTCCGGTGGAGCGCCCAATAATCGGGCGAGGTAGCTTTGCCGCACCCAGACTTGAGGCAGTTGGCATTGGGAAAGCCCATCGCATAGGTGATGGGTTCCGCGATCCCGGCCCCTTGAAGCAGCGCAAGGCAATTTGCCTTTGATAGGCCACGCTCGATCAGAGGCGCGCGGATCGTCAATTCAAAGAAATTCTCGCGCAAGTTCTTAAGGCGCTCAATGTCCCGCTTGTCATTGGTGTAGCCGAACAGGTGAATGTCATCGGGACGTTGGAAGTCTAAGCGCGGCTTGATTTTCAGCTCGCCGGTACACGGCGCACCATGATGGCCGGAGATAAAGCTGCGATCATCCCATACATCCCAGGTGTCGTCGTATTCCTCATTCTTGAGGATTTCGACCTTCTGCCCGAACCAAACCTCGCAGTCGGCGCGGAAGCGGTGATTGTCCTCATGCTCGGAGCCGGTGTCGCATTGGGCAATGGTCAGCGGGCCGTCCAGCAGGGACAGCTTGGTCATAATGGCGCTGGCGGCACCACACGAAAACCATGCGACTGTTCGGGCCAAGGTCAAACGCTCCCTTATTTCTCAGTTTGTTTCGTAGAACATTCCAGCGCGGCGTCGCACATTACCCGCCATTCGGCCTCTATGATGTCCGTCAGCAGCGTCTCGCGCGTGTACCCGCGCGGATGCGCGGTTGTTCCGGCGTCCAGCATTGCTGGAGTGCAGTCGCGCATGGCGGCAATGGCGGCGCGGGCTGCAAGATGAAAAGCACTGCGCTCGGTGCTGTTTAATCTATCCCATGTCTGCGGGATAGCGGTCCAAGTATTAACTGAACCATGCATAGCTTTTGCCACTCGTTCAATCATGTTATTCATAACTTTATCTCCAGCGTTGTTTTATTCGTTCCTTGCATAAGGCCATTCGCACTGACGTGGCGATCCTTGATGGCATGGTTTTGCACCATCTTGGCAACGAGAGCAGTTATGATTACAAAAGATGCCTGACCGGGACGGATCAACATCGCGGGGATCAATCTTCTTCCTGTTGGTCATGCAAGCCTCATATTCGTCATTTCTGTGGCTTCCCTAAAAGTTTGTGGCGCTCAATTAACGACACCAGTTCAACCATTTCGTCTGCTGCCATCGCTCGCTGCTCAGTCAAATACTGGTTTTTTCCAGATACCCACCAGCTTGGAGGCGTTTCGATCAGGCCGAGCAATTGTCCTGGAAGGGGGAAAAACTTGCTTTCTGGGTTGCGCCTATAGGCAACAACTGCATTCCGAATGCTTTTCAGGGAATAATCCCTCAAATCCTCAAGGTAAGTCAGGTAAAATTGTCTTGCGGCCCCAGGCGTGAAATCTGGTCTCCAATACAGCACCGACAGTTTTGCCAATTCCTCGATGATAGCATCGTCCTTTTGCGTTATAGAAACGCGCTCTGCCTCAGTCATCGCTCGTGCTTCCTCGGCTATGGAGCGAATAAAGGACATTGAGGTTTTTATCGAGGTTGGTCGGCTTTCGTGCTGCGCCATTGGCAAACTCCTGTTTGATTGGGAAAAGGCCGCGATATCCACAACGTGTGGACTGATCTAAAACTTTTCCAGGATCGTGGCCCTGATCCCGGAGGCGAGAAAGTTCCGATATTGCCATTCCCTCGGCGCGGCCTTTGAGCGGAAACCGAAGCCCAACCCGCATTTCCTTGAAAGCCTCCCAAGATTGGTTTGGAATCCAATCCGGTAAAACCGCAACAGCGGCTATATCTTTCTTCTTACTTACTTTAGATATGGGTGTGGCTTTAGATGTTGGAATTTCGTCGTGGTTTCGTTGAACGTCCGTTGAATTTCTATGTAATCTTTTCAAAGCACTAGCCTTCCCTGCGTCTGACCGCTGTGCCATCTTCCGTCTGACAGCATCGCGTTCATCTAAGAGCCTGCCGTTAGACCACCTGCCATCTTTCAACTTCCAGTAGGCCATGATGGTCGGCTTTATCCTCAACCACTGCCTAGCCGTCATGCGGCAATATCGGGCCAAAAGGTGGTCATCATCGGGAAGGTCATAAGTAGACGTTCGCCATGCCGTAAAAAGCAAAAGCAGAAACGCGCCATGTTCGATTGTAGTTAAATGCGTGGTATCGCCCAGGTAGGCGTCCGTCCACAATGGCAAAGCAGGAAATTCAGCCAAGTTGAGCCCCTTCGAGAAGGCAAAATGTGATCCGGTAAGCCCCCCCGAAACCCTCGAAGGAAGGAGGCAAGCGTAGCGAGCGCCTGTCCCGGTCTGGTCAATATACGCTAAAATGGTCGCTCATTGCAATCAGAACCGCGCTGGCGGCAATTTATCCGGCCCAACCCGTCAAGCCTATTACCTCCCCGCCATAAGCCTAGCCTTCGTAGGGCCTGTTATTGTGCTAGGATGGGTAGTGGGGCTGGCGGATACCATAACCCGCCGTGTGGGGGCTTCCCTGTTCGCCTCGTAGGCTTTTTGGATGGCTTCTTTCCTCAGAGAATTGGCCTTATCCCGGATATTTGCAATTGACCTTCCTGTCAGGGAAGCAATTTGACCAAAGCAGCAGGCCCGTTCGTGGGGGTCTAGTGTGTTTGCCGCCTCGATCCATAAAATTTCATGGGCCGCGTAGGCGATATCAACGCGCTGTCCAAATCTATCTACCGGCATTTGATGCGGCCTTAACGAGTGCAAGATATTCAGCTTTTGGCAAAACGACAAATTCATCGGCTTGTGTGGCCTTAGGCACGTTAACCGCTATTTTGAAATAGGGGTTTATGACCCGCAGCTTGGGCTTTGCCTTTGTCATCTGGCCCGTGTCGCAGGCTTAACCCGTCCTATAGGGCGGTGAAAGGCGCAGAGGTTGTAAGCCTGGATTTTATGGCCACAACACCGCCAGTCACCGGCTAAAACATCGCCAGCAATCCATTTGCAGGAAGCGGTGTCGGGAAAGGTGTTAAGCGGGCCTATTGCCTCGGGTTCGCCAGAAAGAGCGGTTAACGGCTTTTCCTTGTTCTGAGACTTTGGGTAAGATGGATTTTTGCCGTCAGGCCAATTATATCGCGGGTGAGCAATATCAGTGGTGCGGGAAGGCAGTTTCATCCTAGAAACCAGCCCCATGACACTACTGCGGGTTCGCCCGGTTTTCTGCGCTATGACGCCAGCAGAAAAACCTTTGGCCCAAAGTAATTTGATTTGTTTCCGAATATCGTCCGGGACCAGCTTGCTACTCATGTTGTTCCCCCTGTGTGCGGAAACGTTCTGAGGCCTCTACATGAATAACCCGCTTAGATGGATGGCGCTCTATAACTAGTTCAGCGCGGAGACGGGCGGTTGTTTCTCGGCATTTGGGGGCGTCCATGAGGCGGAAACGGCGGGTGATGCTGTTAATGTGGATCATTTCTCCCTCCTAACCCATACACCATCAGGATACCCCTCGGTGGTGAATGTTCGGCCCAGGAACCGGCCCAGGTGGCTGGCAATAGCCTTAAGGCTGTTTTGACTGGCCCCAGCGAAATAGACTGACTTGCCCCGTTTTAGGGCTGTAATCCTGTCCTTATAGATGGGGGGACGGCCCCGGCGCGGCTTTTCCATGGGTGCATCAAATAATAATTCAACTATTTTGTCAACTAGCTATTGACCCGGCCAAATTGGTTGAATAATCTCCCATCAAGACAACAGGAGAACGAATATGCGCCAGATCACTTATTCCACCCTATTCGCCGATATCTTCCCCACGGCTGATATGGATGTAGTCTAATGTACTCATACGCCGCCGAAGCCTTCCAAGGCGACATGGAACAGTCCGGTTTTCTCACCCGCTCCGTTCCTCATACAGACAGAACCCGTGCTGTTGTAACTTGTGCCCTCCTAGAGGGCTTACCATTCACAAGGCTGGAAGGCCGGGTGACGTATAACTGGGTAGAAGGAATGGTGTTATGACTAGCTCCCGACTCACATTCTACGCCAGCACCATCCGCACCCGCCAGCAAGCCGAAAGCGCCCGCGAGGATCGTGCCTATTGGGCAGCACAGGATCAGCAACCCACCGTTTGTTCTCGCTGCGGTGAGATTATGACAGACAAAGACGGTGCCGAGGGCTGCGAAGATCCATCCTGCCCGTATCTTGGAGGTGAACAATGAGACCTGATATCAAATGGATTTCTCATCCGTGTTATTCTGAATCATCCGCTCCCAACCGCCGCTCAATTTGTATGGCTATTATATTGTCGGGTATTATAATTCTGGCAGGTATTCTTGCAGCGATAGGATGGGGCTGATGCAGTGCCCAGATTGTAAACAACTTCGCCATGCCGGGGAATGCGAACCCCAGCCCACGGAACTGAATATGCTGGAAGCTGCAAGAGACGTTACCTTCGGCAAATGGTGCAGGCTTATAGCCGATCTCCCCATTGTAGGCCGTACAGAAGAACAGCAGGGGCAGATTGATGCGGCTAGGGCGTCGGCGCTGGAAGCCAGAAATCGTTATCTAGATGCAGGTGAAAAATGAACCTTGATGATCTCCGCAAGCCCTTCCCGCCAGAGGCTATATCCTGGCGGGTGGGCAGTACGACCAAGGACAAGACGAAGGGCATGGCGCTGGCCTATATCGACGCCCGCGACGTGCAGGATCGGCTGGACGCGGTTTGCGGGATTGATGGCTGGCAATGCCGCTATGTCCCGATGCATGACAAAAAGACTGTCTGCGAAATCGGCATTCGTATTCCTAGGCCCGATGGAACTACTGGCAAGGTGCTGGCCGATTGCGAATGGGTATGGAAAGCCGATGGCGCGGGCGATAGTGACATTGAGGCAGAAAAGGGCGCTTTGTCTGACGCCTTCAAGCGCAGTGCGGTTCGCTGGGGCATTGGCCGCTATCTCTACGATCTGGACAGCCCCTGGGTTGAACTTGACACCTACGAGAAGAATGGCACTGTATTCGCTAAGGGCATCAAGCAGGGCGAATACGCCAAGCTGCGGGCGCTTCTAGCCAAGAATGGAAAGCCGCCGTCTAGCCCCTATCCTAGCCCTTCTGAGCATGTTGACCGCGCGACTAAAGCCCGCGAATGGGCTCTAGGCCAAATACCCAAGATCAAAGCCATGGATCGCGCATCTCTTGATGCGTTCCTACTTAAATTCCGCCAGCAGATTGTTGACCTAAAAGAACTGGACACCAAGGCTAGTGTGGAAATGGACAAAGCTGTGTCTGACCGTCTTGAAGCGCTCTTTGCATGACCAAAATGTTCCTGCGCCGGGTAGGTAATACCCTTGTTCCCGATGGCGAAGAATCGGTTAGCGCCATGTCTACCCTGCCGTTTAACAAGTCATTTATGGCGGAGGTTAAACAGCCTCGAAACCCAGCATTTCATAGGCTATTTTTTAGCGTATGCCGTCGCATCGGGGACGGTGTAGGGTGCAACGAGGAACAGATCGCCTCGGTATTTAAGCTGGCGACGGGCCATTATGAAATCATAAAATCAAAGCGGCACGGGGAGTTAAAAATCCCAAAATCAATATCTTTCGCGCAAATGGATAATACCAAATTCCGCGAGTTCTTTGATAAATGCTTAGTAACGGCTTTCGAGGAATGGCGCATAGAGCCGGAATCTCTGGCGGATTTGATTGATCCTAAGACTGAGGCCCGGGGATGAGAGCCGTAGAAGAATGGACCGGCAAAACAGACGATAGCGTTGCGCCTCCTAGAATACGCCTCAGAGTTTTCGAGCGCTGCAAAGGCCGCTGCGGTATCTGTGACCGTGTAATACATGCGGGCGAACGCTGGACCCTTGAGCATGTCATAGCAATTTGCAACGGCGGTCCAAACTGTGAGAGCAACATGGATATTACATGCTGCAATTGCTTGGCAGCTAAGAACGCTGCGGATGTGGCGGAAAAATCCAAGGTTGCGCGAACAGCCAAGAAGCATAAACTGCCAAAAGAACCCAGCAAATGGGGCTGCGGCAAAGGGTCGAAGTTCAAAAAGAAGCTAAACGGCCAGACCGTTCTAAGAGGATAAGCCATGAGCCGAGTTCTAATCCGCGTAAATACCTCCATGGGCTCCCGCACTATCATTTCCCAAGACGTTCTACCCGATCACGCATGGGAGATAGCCCATTCCCTGGCTGGGCTCGGCCTTCAAATCCATGTCACTGAGGAAGCCACTCCGGTGGAAATGCAGGCCCTAATTAAGAGATTGAAGCGCAAGGTAGCTAAAGTGCCGGAAAGGCCGTCTGCAATCGTTACAAAACTACACACACGCAAAGAACCCAGCTCTTATGCCAAGTGAGGCCCCATGCAAGCTATCCAGATAGTAGGCTGTGTTATGGTGGGGCTGGCGTTCCTGATCCTGCTCTTGGCTTGCTCGCCGCCCAAATAACTGTTTAATATCGGGGTGCTGGTTTGTTTCGGGGCGTTATATGATTGACGGCAGACCCTTAACCTTGCGGGAGAAAATCGCAGTTTACCGCGATATTGACGGTGGGATGACCAGCTACCCCCTGGCTTTCAAGCATGGGATTAACATACAGACCGCAATTGCAATGCGATCCAATCCCCGCCCGGCCTATATCATCGAGGCCATGAAACCTAGAATTGTTCCCAAACCCCATGTAATGCCTGGAATTACCATGGAACAATTGATGGCAGGGAAGGCTTAGGATGGCTTGGCATGTTATAATTTCCAGCCCCCAGCAAGAAATTCGCGCCTCAATAGAGGTATCAAAAGCCGGGTTTGAAGTTTTTTTCCCCATTAAGCGATATGTCCGCAGACCCCTGAACCGGCCAGAACAGATCGTGACCGGTCCCCTTTTCCCCCGCTATTTCTTCGCTTCTTTTGAGCGCGAAAACCCGGAATGGGCTAAAATACTGGATATGCGTGGGGTTTCGGACGTTCTGCGCAATGGAAACAAGCCAGTTATCGTGAGGGATGCTGTGATTGACGCAATTCGGGAATACCGGGAGCCTGAGAAGGCCCCAGAGGGCCAAACTGTATTCGAGAAGGGCCAGCGGGTTAGGGTTTCAACCGGGGTTCTGACGGGTATTGAGGGGCTTTTCCAAGGAAGTGATCGACAGCGGACCAAGGCGTTCCTTGAGATATTGGGAAAGAAAATTGAACTTCCCTATGAAACCATAGATGCGGCCTGAAACTTATTGACGGTTCCGGCATATTGTGCGCAATATTTAGCGCTCGTATGCAGTAGTGGGGCCGAAATTCCCACAGTAGCTACGGCTCAATCTGTCTCCGTTCCTCGTTTTGAGGCGTGGGCAGACCTTCCCTAAATGGCTGCGTTGTGAGGAATTTGAGGCTACGGCCCGGTTTCGCATGACTATTCCGCAGTATCTCCTGCCAGCCGGATCAACCCCAAAAATAGGAGTTTACGATGCCAGGCTGGACAACTAATGGCGTTCCCCTTCTCGGCTCTGCCACGGGCGCTGAAACCGTTTCGTTTGACTCAAATCTTGCTAGCGGTACTAACCCGCAGACGGCGGCGATCAGTCTGCAGCAGCTTGCGCTGGATGTCAGCCTTTACGCGACCAAGCTGGACAAGACCATGGTTGCGGGCACCCGCTATTATACGTCCTACACCATCGGCGTCCCCCAGGTGTTCACTGGCGGCATTGTCGAAGTGGGCAGCACGGGCGGCACGGACTTGTGGAACATTGAGCTTCACAGCCCGACTGGCGCGACCCTTGCCACCACCCTCCTAACCGGTACCACGGCGGGCACGGCCAACACTTGGCAGCAGATCGCCTTCACTTCGACCTATACCCTGACCGTTCCGGGTACCTATTTTGTCGTGCTGCAGTCTAACGGCACCACGGCCAAGTTTGCGTCCCTGAACTCGCCCATCAGCACCCTGCTTACCGGCTCGGCTGCTGGCACGCTGGGAACTGCCGCTTCGATCACCCCGCCGACCACCTACACGGCGAACCTGGGTCCGAAGATTGTATTGTACTGAGTGAATTAACCGTCCCCAAGCTGGTTGCTCTCTCGCCAGCTAACAAGGCCCCCGCTGTGATCCACACCCAGCGGGGGCCATTTTTACAAGGATACTGGTTATGGCTAAGAAAATGACGATGAAGTCTGCGATGAAGAAGTACGAAAACTCCGCCGCCGATATGTCCAAGGACAAGGCCGCAGCCAAGAAGCTGATGAAGAAGACCAATAAGGGCAAGTATTAAGTGCCACTGAAGAAGTCATCTTCAAAAGCCGCTTTTAAGTCTAACATCAAAGCTGAAATCAAGGCCGGAAAGCCTGTAAAACAGGCCGTTGCGATTGCCTATTCTGTTAAGGCAAAAAGCAAAAAGAAATGAGCAGTAAAAAAGGCGTTTCTCTCAGTGTTGGTAGAGGCGAGAAGGTCTCTGTGAAAGAGGGCGCGGGGCTTACGGCAAAGGGCCGGGCCAAATATAACGCTGCCACCGGCTCGCACCTCAAGGCACCAGCGCCCAGCCCAAAAACTGACGCTGACAAGGGTCGCAAAGCGTCATTCTGTGCAAGGATGGGCGCTGTCGCAGCCAAGGCTAAAAATGGCGAACGTGCCAAGGCCAGCCTGAAGCGGTGGAAGTGCTAAAATGAAACCGGGCCTTTACGCAAACATTAATAACAAACGTGCCCGCATCGCAGAAGGTTCTGGCGAGAAGATGCGTAAGCCTGGAGCCAAGGGCGCGCCCACGGCCAAGGACTTCCGGATCAGCGCCAAGACGGCGAAGTCAGCCAAAGCTAAAAAATAATCTACGTCTTAGCCTTTGCGCGCTGCTTTTTCATGTATTCCCGCATATAGTCCCTGTGTTTCTGTAGAGGGCGCAGGACGGCCTTCTTATCATCCGGCACCCAAACCCATTGCCCGCCAGCTTTAGGCTCAGGGGGCTTAGAAACGCCGCTCTCCGCCTTTTGAGGGACAGGGCGGTATTCGATGGGGGGCTTAGACATTAGGAACCCGCCTTTTCGCAGGCTTCAACCCGGTATTGCGGGCCAGTCCAGCCTCCGCCGTATGTCTTGCCCACCTCAAAACTGACCGGGCTTCGGTCCACAATGGTGAGGCCTTTGAGGTTACCGGTCAGGAAGGTCTTTGTGACGTTGAACATGTAGGCGTCTCCCGTTGTTTGTAGGGAGAATATGGGGCCGTTAATCCCTAACGTCAAGCGCCTAACAGGGCATCGGTATTCACTAAATGTTACAACCCCAGCCAGGGGGCAACTGGTGTAAATCATCTTGGGCTTAGGCCCATGCTCGACTAGGTAAAATGTCAGACGCCGATCCAAATACAAATGGGAAGGAAAAGGCTAAATCCACGCTTTTCCAGCCCGGCCAGATAGCCAATCCCGCTGGTAGACCAAAAGGCTCGCGCAATAAGCTAGGCGAGCAGTTCATTCAGGCTTTGCAGCAGGACTTTGAAACTAACGGTGTTCAGGCTATTGCCACGGTTCGCGAAGAGCGCCCCCACGAATATCTGAAGGTTGTGGCGTCGCTTCTGCCTAAGCAGATTGAAATTAAGGAAGATGCATTTGACGGCGTTAGCGATGAGCAACTCGCCGCTCTTGTCCATGCCGCCAGAGACGCTCTCGGTGTTGCTGAAGGCAGCGGAGAAAGAGCGTCTCACTAGGCTCTCGCGGAACAGGCTTAGGGACTATCGGCCCTATTCCAAGCAGCGAGACTTTCACTCAGCCGGTAAGCTCTATACCGAGCGCCTGTTCATGGCTGGTAATCAGCTAGGCAAGACCATTGCCGGTGGGATGGAATGGGCCATGCACTTGACGGGCAGATACCCGGATTGGTGGGATGGCTACACCTTCGATCATCCCGTGCGCTTCTGGGCTTCTGGGGTGACTGGCGAAAGCACTAGGGACAATCCCCAGCGCATCTTGGTCGGCCCCCCTCAGCAGAAAGAGGCTTGGGGCACAGGATCGATTCCCTTTGAGTGTCTCAAGGATTGGGACATAACCCGGGGCTTGCCCAATGCGATTGACAGCATTGTGGTCAAGTGGGGCGGGGGTGGTGACGTACAGGCCCAAGAGAGCGTTTGCGCTTTCAAGTCTTACGAGAAGGGCCGGGAGAAATGGCAGGGGGAAACCCTAGATGGTGTTTGGTATGATGAAGAGCCGCCTTTAGACATTTATACCGAAGGCAATACTCGCGTTCAGGCCCGGAACGGTTTAGCTATCATCACTTTTACACCCCTGAAGGGCATGAGTGAGGTTGTGAGTTTGTTTCTCACAGACGTAATGCTTAATGAGCTTCAAGAAAATGCAAAGGCGTCAGCGGCATGACCCGGCACGTCACGATGATGACGATCGGCGACGCCGAGCATTACTCGCCCGAGCGCCGTGCTGAGATTATCGCCGGTTATCCTCTTCATGAGAGGGATGCACGTTCCAAGGGAATACCCGTGCTGGGCTCTGGCGCGATATTCCCGGTATCCGATGAGGATATCATGTGCGCGCCGTTTCAGATCCCGGCTTATTGGCCCCAGATCAATGGGCTGGACTTTGGCTACGACCACCCGTTCGGTGCTGTGAATTGCGCCTGGGACCGGGATTCCGACACGTTCTACGTCTGCAAGGAATACACAGTCCGCCTTCAAGGCCCGATTATGCACGTTGGCGGGATTAGACCTTGGGGTGATTGGATCCCAACCTCATGGCCCCATGACGGGCTTCAGCACGATAAGGGCGGATCTTGCGAGGAATTGGCGAGCCAGTATCGCAACTTGGGTCTGAACATGCTCCCAGAGCGTGCTACGTTCCCTAACGGGGGAAATGGCGTAGAGGCCGGAGTTCTTGAAATGCTAGATATGATGCAGACCGGCCATTGGAAGGTGTTTAGCACCTGTGGTTCGTGGTTTTCTGAAAAGCGTCTTTACCACCGTAAAAATGGGCAGATCGTCAAGGTAAAAGATGACGTGCTTTCCGCCTCTCGATACGCTTTTATGATGCGGCGCTTTGCCAAAACAAACACAATTAAAAAGATCGGCCCCAAAATGCCCCAGCAACTTGGCGGCGGATGGCAGAGCCGCTAGGATTTAATGGCTACCGAAGACACACGTCATAACAGCGACGAAGACAAATCCGGCACCAAGGACGAGCAAATCGTTCGTGAGGCAATGCGCCGTTTTGACATTTGCGCCACTGTTGAAAATGACACTCGCCAGCGCTTCATTGCGGACGTCAAGTTCGCTAACGGTGACAGTGACAATCTCTGGCAGTGGGATGCAAACTCCCGCACGGCCCGAGGCTATGGGACAATTGACGAACGCCCCTGCCTGACTATCAACGCCACCAGGCAGTTCAACCTTAACATCATCAACGACGCCAAGCAGAACAAGCCAGGCGTCAAGGTTAAGCCGGTTGGTAATGGCGCCACCTATGACGCCGCCCAGGTCTTTGAGGGCATTGTCCGGCACATCGAGTATATCTCGAATGCCCAGGCTGCTTATGACACGGCGACCACGTTTCAGGTGCAGGGCGGCATTGGCTGGCTTCGTGTCACGACTGATTACCCAGACTTTAACGACCAGTCATTCGACCAAGAGATATTTATTCGCCGGGTGAAAGACCCGCTGACCATCTACCTTGACCCCGATATCAAGGAAGCTGACGGTTCGGACGCTCGTTATGGCTTTGTCTTTGATGATATGAGCCGGGATGTATTTAACGAAAAATATCCCAAGCACAAAGACCTTGCTACCAAGTCTCCGCTTGACGTTGCTGGCGATTGGCTCCGTGGCGACCAGGTCCGGGTTGCTGAGTATTACCGTGTAGTTGAGACTGACGATAAGCTGGTGGCGCACATCGGCCCGGATGGGCAGCGCGCTATTCTTCGCAAGTCTAAGATGGCCGCAGAAGATTATAAGACTGCCATTGACGATCCACAGACCAAAGAGCGGGACATTAGCGACCGCACGGTTGAGTGGTATTGCATTGCAGGCGACAAGATTATTGATCGGTCCATCTGGGCTGGGCGCTATATCCCCCTGTTGCGGGTGATTGGCGAAGAAACCATCATCAACGGTCAGTTAGATCGCAAGGGACATACGCGGGCACTCAAAGACCCTCAGCGCCTTAGCAACTATTGGTATTCTGCTGCCACTGAACACGTCGCTCTACAGTCCAAGACGCCTTACATCGGCCCGATGGCTGCTTTCGAGAACCTTGAGACGTATTGGGACAGTGCGAATACCGTCAATCATGCTTGGTTGCCGTTTAATCAGTATGACGACAAGGGCCAGCAGTTAGCGGCCCCTCAGCGCCAGCCCCCGCCCATCATGGCCGAGGCTTACATCAAGGGCCTAGAACTGTCCGACCTAAAGATGAAGCAGGTTTCTGGTCAGTACGAAGCTGACCTAGGAATGCAGGGTAATGAGAAATCCGGCGTAGCGATCCAGCAGAGGCAGCGCCAAGGTGACAACGCGACGTATCATTATATTGATAACCTTGCTCTTGCTATTCGCTATCTGGGCAAACAACTAATTGACCTCATTCCCAAGATTTACGATACCGAGCGTGTCGTGAAAATAATGGGCGAAGATGGGATTGAGAAAGAGGTCCGGATCGATCCCAAGGCACAGCAGGCTTACCAGCAAGAACAGGGTGAGAACCTTGCCTCGATTAGAAGCATATTTAATCCCTCTGTGGGCCGTTACGACGTAGAGGCAGACATTGGCCCGGCGTTCGCTACTCGCCGCCAGGAAGCCTTCCAAGCTCTTATGCAGCTTGCGAAGAGTGACAACCAGATCATGCTCAAGGCGGGCGATTTGGTTGTGAAGGCGTCGGATATTCCGCTGGCTGACAAGATTGCTGAGAGACTGAAGCCGCAGCCTGGTCCCGACCCTCAGATGCAGGAAGCCCAGAAGGCGATCCAGTCTCAGGGCGAAATGATGACGAAGCTTTCTAGCGAGCTAACCAAGATCAGGGCTGACCGCTCGATTGAGGAGCAGCAGAAGGACATTGATCGTTATAAGGCTATCACTGACCGTATGAAGGTCTTGCTTCCGATGGAAACGAGCCCAGCCGCAGCTCAGAAAATGCTGCAGGATATGCGTATGGCTGAACATCAGAGCAGTCTGGGAATGCTGGCTAGGGAACACAGTGCGATGCTGGGTTCTATGCAGTCGAACCAAAACAATAGCGCGGCACCGGGTCAACAGGTTCCACAGGAGCAAATGCCCCAAGGGCCGGAAGCGCCGCAGCTCGAAGACCAACAGGCCCAGGCGCCGCAACCCGCACAGGCAGCAGAATGAATTGGCCGGAAATCATCAAGGACACTCCCTTGGCAAAGCATGACAGGCTTTCCGTGATTGCCCGTATGGCTTCCGATGGGTCGCTTAATCCTGAAGATCGGGAAACCGCTCTGAAGGCGCTCGCGTCGGCTTACCTCTCTTTATTGGGCACAGCAGCAGAATGAGTAAGGCATCCCGCATCATCCGTCCTAAAGCCCATAAGAAGGCCGACGATCACCGCCTGATCCACAAGCTGATCGCCAAGACAGCCAAGGAGCTTGCTGGCACGTTTTACGAGTTTGCCGCTCACGATAACGAGTTTTATAAGTTCTATCCCAAAATGCAGTATTTCATCGACCGGGAATGGGAACGGTTCGTAACGGTTGCCAAGCAGACGCTAACGGATTGCCTTGCCTCTGGCGCACTGACCGAGAAGGACAAGGGCGATATTTACGAAGCCCTGATTAACGACGCCACGCTGCCCTACTCGAATACTGAAACCCAGATCACCAATTTTAGGCACTAAGCCTACCGTAGCGGTGCGGTCCACCGTGTAAATCGTCCTTGAGAGTATCTCATGTCAGAAGTTGGTACGCCTAACCCCGATACGTCCACCATCGAACAGGATGGGGCCGTAGTTGAGACAGTAATCCCCCAAGAACCTGTTGAAGCCCCGGACCCCGAACCGGAAGTCCCGGAAGCCGCTGCTGCTACCCCTGAACCCGAGAAACACAAGGTCAAGCCTTGGTTTCAGGACCGCATCGACAAGCTCACCCGAGAAAAGCACGAAGAACGCCAGCGGGTTGTGGCCCTAGAGGCCAAGCTGGCCGAATTTGCTCCGGAACAGCCAGAACGGCAGACATTCGATCCGGCCAACTTCGATAGCCTCGTAAAGCAGGAAGCCTCTAGGCTGATCGCCGCCGAAAAAACCAAAGAACGCGGCCAGGGCTTTCTTAACGCTGGCGTCAAGGATTACGGCGGTGACGCGTTTACTGAAAAGTGCAATATGGTCGCTGCCATGGGTGCTGGGGACAGTCCTGAGTTTATGCAGCTCATTACCGATCCCGAGATTATCCCCAATGGACATAAGGTTGTTGCCGCATTGGCTGACAACCCTGAGGAAGCCCAGCGCATCCTGTCCTTGGAACCCATTAAGATGGCTGCTGCCCTAACGCGGTTTGCGGCCATGCCAGCGGCAAAGGCTCCGGCCCCGTTGTCTAGCGCCCCGGCCCCCATCAGGCCCGTGGGCGGTACTGCCAAGTCCTCCACGTTGGAAGATACGGACGACATCAAGACTTGGCTTGCCAAGCGCAACGCAACCGCTCGCACCACGGCTGGCGGAAAGTCTAATCGGAACTAGTCAATCTAAATAACCCTCCGGGGTTAAATAACTGACTTGGCGCAGATACGCCTTGTGACGGCCTGTAAATCTTGAGGCTCAGGCACTCAAAAAACCGACCCTAAGCTGCGCGGCATAGCCGTTTTCTTCTCTCTCTTCTGCTTGGTCGGCATGTGGTTCGGGCACCCTTAACGCCCTCACTCCATTGCCAAACTTTAACCAAAGCACGGATGGCTGCGGCCACCGGAAGAAAGGAACGTTATGTCTAATACCCTTCTGACTATTGGCGGCATCACCCGCGAAGCCATTCGCCTGTTTATGAATAGCAATGCTTTCATCGGCAACATTGAGAAGCAGTACGACTCGTCTTTCGCCAAGACCGGCGCCAAGATTGGTCAGCAGCTTCGCATCCGTCTGCCTAACGACTATGTGGTTTCGGACGGTCCGGCCCTTAGCGTGCAGGACACCAACGAACAGCAGACGACTATCACTGTCGCCACTCAGCGCCACGTTGATACCTCGTTCAATTCGGTGGATATGACCATGAGCTTGGACGACTATTCCGAGATCATCCTGGCCCCGAAGATCAACAACCTGGCCGGTAACGTTGCTTCGACCATCATGTCGGGCGTGACTGTTGCTCAGGGTGCCTTCGCGGGCACTGTGGTCAACGGTGCGGAAGGCGGCATCAGCAACTATGTTGCGAATGTTGATGGGTCGAATAACGTTATTTCGCCCACCTCCGAAACCTGGCTTACCGCTGGCGCGAAGCTCGATCAGAACTCGGCTGGGGTCCAGAACCGCAAGGCTGTTCTTGATCCCTTCACGATGGCGCGCACTGTGTCCAGCCTGTCGGGCCTGTTCAATCCGGCTGCTGATATTGGCCGTCAGTATCGCAATGCCCGCATGTATGACGCCCTGAACCTGGAATGGTTCATGGACCAGACTGTGGTCAACCACACTGTCGGCACGTTCTCTGCCGGTGGTACGGTCAACGGCGCTTCCCAGACCGGCACGACCATTGCGGTTAATGCCATCACGGGCACTCTGACCAAGGGTGACATCATCACCTTTGCCGGTGTCAATGGCGTCAACCGCGTCACCAAGCAGACCACTGGTACGCTGCAGCAGTTCGTTGTGACCGCTGCGGTTGCCACGGGCGGCACCTCCGTCACGATCTATCCGGCCATCGTTCCCCCGAGTTCGGGTAATGCTGTCCAGTATCAGACCGTCACGGCTTCCCCGGCCAATGGCGCTGCTATGGCTCTGGTTGCCAACGCTGGCGCGACGTATCGCCAGAACTTCGTCTATGCCCAGCAGGCCGTGACGATGGTGACTGCGGACCTCATGATGCCCCCGAATGTTAAGGGTGCCCGTGAGCAGATGGACGGCGTTTCGATGCGTGCTGTGACCCAGTACGTTATTGGCACCGACCAGACGGCTGATCGTCTGGACGTGTTGTTCGGCTTCTTGTTTGTTCGCCCGGAATGGGCTTGCATCGTGGCCGGTACTATCTAACTAAGTAAAATACGGCCCCGGTAGATTGTCTGTCGGGGCCGACTTTTAAGGAGATTTGCGTGAGCGCACCGGGCCTGAAAATCACGAACTTTCATTATTCTAATATCACCCTTCCCAAAGGGCCTGAAGGTTTTGTGGAATATCCCAAGTGGGTCCATCGTGACGGAGGCCATTCGTGCATTGTCCAGAATAGCGAAGAAGAAGCCGCGTTTCTTAGTTCGGTGAATAGCGTAGTCACTACGCCCCCGGAACCCTTGCCTATGCCCTCCGTTCCTACCGTGACCCTTTCCCCCGACAACGATGAGAAATCCTTGCTTCTGGCACTTGCCAAGGAAAAAGGGATTGCCGTCGATGGCCGTTGGAAAGTTGACAAGCTCCGCGCTGCTATGACCGCAGCCCAGCCACAGGCCGATTAAGTGACCGTAACAACCCCTGCCGATATTATACGTCTAGTCCTTAAAGATACCGGCGTCATTGGCGTCGGGCAGACGGCTAGCGCAGAGGATACAAACGACCTTTTCGACACCATGAACATGATGATTGGGGAGTGGGCTTCTAAGCGCTGGCTTCTCTATCACCTTATGGACCTTTCCATAGTTTCAACGGGCGCTATTTCCTACACAGTAGGCCCAGGCGGTGACATTGACACTGGAACCATGCAGAGGCCCGATAGGCTGGAAGACGGTAACTTCTTTCGCCAGCTAATCACGGCGTCATCGCCTAACAAGATCGACTACCCTCTTGCGCTCCTTGAAAGCCGCGAGGATTACAACCGGATCGGTCTGAAGCAGCTTACGACCATTCCGCAATACATCTATTACGATGCGGCATATCCTTTGGGCATCGTCTATCCCTGGCCGGTGATCCAGCCTAGCCAGTATGAATTGCATATCCTGGTCAAGGCGCAGCTTCCGCAGTTCGCCAACCTAGCCGACCCGATCAATCTTCCCAGCCAGTATTACGGCGCACTCCGCTATAATCTCGCCTGCCGAGTGCGCTCCATGTATCAGCTTTCACCCGATCCCACGTTGATCTCGCTGGCTACCGATAGCCTAAGCACCATCCGAAATATGAATGCCCAGGTTCCCCGCCTTCGCATGCCTGCGGGTATTGGCAGGGGCAACAAATATAATATCTACAGTGATTCAAACTACTAAAGCGTTTGCGGGTCTGCGCTTTATCTAGTCAACCATCTCGACCTTGAAGGACTAACACAATGGCTATTACCCCCGTTATATTCCAGAATGGTTATCGCCTTGTTCGCGGCGAAGACTTGAATAACAACTTTGCTTCCGTGCCATCTATTGTTCGCACATCTTCGGCTGTGACGGCCAACTCCACCGTGACCTATGCAAACGTCACAGGCCTTTCCCAGAACATCGCTCAGGGAACCTACTATTTCCGTTGTGTTCTTCCCTCCACTGTTGGATCGGGTACTGGCGGTATTAAGTATTGCTTCAACTACACGAATGCCGTTCTTGGCGTTCTGGAAGCCACTTCGCTGGGCTATACCGCTTCGGCTGTTGCTGTGCAGCATACCACCACAATCACCACTCAGACTGATCTGTTCACTGCGGCTGCGGTTGTCATCATGACCGTGATCGAAGGCACATTTACCGTCACCACGGCTGGTAGCATTGCGGTCCAGGTTGCTCAAAACACCTCAAATGCTTCCAATACAGTTGCAATTGTTGGCGGCAGCTTTACGTTGAACAAAATTGCCTAATGAGAATTCCGCTTACCCAAGGGGCTTATGAAGCGCGATCCATTCTTGCGGATGCTCAACGCTGCATAAATCTTTATCAAGAGGCTAACCCCACGGACTCTCCGTTTCCGTTTACACTTTACCCAACACCGGGGCTTGATCTTCTGACCACGGCTCCGGTGGTTGGTCCTATTCGCGCTACCTACCAAGCCTCGAATGGGAACTTCTATGTCGTGGTTTCCAACAAGGTTTACACAGTCTCTACGGCTTATGTGTGGACGCTGTTGGGCTCTATCGGCACCACTGCCGGATTTGTCTCAATCACCGATAACACTCTAGCCTGTGTTTTGGTTGATGGGTCGGCTAACGGTTACGCCATCAATTTGGCGGATAACTCGTTCGCAGCTATCTCGGCCACCAATTTCTTCGGAGCCAACACCGTCGTTTATCTCGACACCTATTTATTGTTCAATCGACCCGGGACTAATCAGTTTTATTTCACATATTCCAACGCCACTTACGCAATGTTGATAGGCGGGACGGCCTTCGACCCCTTAGACATAGCGGCCAAGACTGGCGGCACTGATAATATCGTCGGTCTTGGGGTCATGCACCGAGAACTTTGGCTTATCGGGGTACAGACCTCGGAAGTTTGGTTTGATGCGGGCGGCACAGACTTTGCCTTCCAGACCATGCCGGGCGCGTTTGTTGAGCATGGGTGTGCCGCTTCGGGCTCCATCGCCAAATACGATCTGGCGCTTTACTGGCTCGGTCAGGACACGGCGGGTAACTCGGTTGTCTTCGAAGGCGCACAGTATCGGGTGAAACGTATCTCCACCCATGCGATTGAAAAGGACATTGCGACCTACCCTACTAAGTCCGATTCCCTTGGGTTTACCTATCTCCAAGAGGGCCATGTTTTCTACGTCCTAATCTTTCCCTCCGCTAACGTGACCTGGGTTTATGACGTTGGGGAGGGTATGTGGCACAGGCGCTGCTGGTCAGATACAGATGGCGCGCTAAACCGCTGGCGGGCTAATTGTTACGCCCAGTTTAATAACCAGCTTGTGGTTGGCGATTATGAAAATGGCAAACTTTACGGCCTGAACCTCGATACATATTTGGATAATGGCGATCCAATAGTTCGCATCCGGTCTTTTCCGCATATTGCAAAAGAAAACGACCGACTAATCCACAAAAGCATGATTGCAGCCTTTGAAGTTGGCAATCAAATGAGTGACGCAACTCTAGACCAAGACTTCTGCTCCCTGCGCTGGTCCGATGACGCTGGCCGGTCCTATGGCGAGGCCGTTTTGCAGACTTTTGGCAATACCGGCGACTACCTGACTTCTATGCAGTGGAACCGCCTGGGCTTGGCCCGTGACCGGGTTTATGAGTTTTCGTGGTCGGCTCCGGTCAAAACTGCGTTTCAGGGTGTTTACCTTGAAATCCTGAAGTGTGCTTCGTGAGTTCTCCCGGAAAACTTCAGGGCTTCCCGGCAAACGTCAGCCAGTTCGTAGACGCCTCGGGCAATATCCTAACCATCTGGCTGTACCTGCTCCAGACGCTCTGGAAACGCACAGGGACGGCCCAAGGCGG